ATCGAGTCGGTCATGGAGGTCACGGTGTATGCCGCCGTGCGCGTGACCCCTGGATCTGCCGCGTGGCGGTCATCCGTAGAGTTCCTCCTTGCCGATATTCGCAAGGCGGTCAACGCCGATATGCAGCTCAGTGGCAAGGCCACCTACATCGACTTGGTCGGTGAGGACTTGCCCGAGCTGGTAGACAACAACATTGCAGTCGGGCAGGTTCACCTCCGCGTGGCCTACCGACACGAATTCGACAACCCGAACCAGTAGAAAACACCCATGCCCTTACTTTCAAAACGCCGTCAAGTTTCCGTAGTGAAGGAAGTTACGGGCGGCACCGCCCCCGGATCCTTCCCCACCGCCGCCCAGTCTGGCCTCGTCCTCATCGACGCGACCGCCGCTATAGATGTTGAGAACATCGAGCGGAACGTGCTGCGTGAATCCCTTACGCCCGTGAAGGGAACTGTCGGCCAACAGGCTGCCACCTTCACCGTCACCACCGAGATCGCTGGAGCAAACGGCGGTGCCTTCGCTGACGGTGCCCCGCTCTGGGGCGAGATGATGCAAGCCTGCGGATACGAGCAGGTGGCAGTCAAGGACGTGGCCATCGGCGCGTTCAGCGCTGTCGGTCCATTCCAGCATGGTGAGCTTCTCACTATGGCAGGCGGGACGAGCGCTGGCATTCCCCGGGTCGTTATGGATACCCATGACGGCGTAGCCACTATAACGGTGGAGCCAAGCACCGCCTTGGCCGTCACGATGTCGTCCGGCGTGACGCTTACGGGGCAGTCCTCGGGAGCCGTTGTGGTGACTACTGGGTCCGCATCCGACTCGGGGTTCGCCTGGTATCCTGTGAGCAACATTGAAAAGAGCCTCGATGTCACATTCGCGTCAGGCCAAGTCGGCGTTGGCGCTCTCATCGAAGGGGTCACGAGCGGGGCCAAGGCAGTGGTCACTGCCGGGGCGAACAGCTCGGGCACCATAAAGATCTCGCCCGTCAGTAACGGGCTCGCCTTCACCGCTCTGGAGGATCTCACCTATGTCCTCAGCGGGGCCTCCGCGCCAGCTACCCTGAAGGCAGACTCCCCAACTGCTGAAGCGTTCACCAAGTGGCCCAGCGTCTCGCTGAACTTCAACGAGGACGGCCAAAACATCCAAGGCGTTGGCGCTCGCGGCAATGTGGCTTTCAACTTCGAGGTCAACAGACCCGCCACCGCCACCTTCACGATGCGCGGCGTTCTGAACTCTACCACCGATGCTGCCCAACTCACGGGCATCACCTCGGATGCTCCCTCGTCCCCCCCGATCTGGCAGGGCTCCGCAGCGGGCTGGGTGGAGAACGAGACATCTGCCAACAGCGGCACGGCCAACGAGTACCTCCCTTGCCTGACATCGCTCCAGCTTGACGCTGGCGTGACGCTTGCCGACCGCAAGTGCGCCTCGGCAGCCACGGGCCTCGTCGAGATCCTGGGCACGGGCCGAGCAGGCACCGGGTCCATCGACCCCGAGGTGACGCTCGAAGCCGACATCCCCTGGCTGACCTACGCCAAGGCTGGCACGACTGCCCGCTTGCGCGTTCCCCTGGGGTCCGTTGACGGCAACCAGTTCACCTTCTTCATGCCCGGAGTCCAGATGGACTCACCGAGCTACGGAGATCGTGACGGCATCGCCACCCACGACATCCCGTTCAGGCTCACCGGCGGTTTCCATCACAACATCACGGGCGGCACACCGCTCGATGTGTTTGGTGGCGACAACGAGCTGGTCATCGTTTACCATACGAGCTGAACCGATATGACTGCCACCCGCCTCCTCCCTCTGCTGTTGCTGCTCGTCACTTCGAGCGCTCCTGTACAGGTGGAGACGGTGCCAGTCGCTTTGATTCGCCCCGAGATCCAAGTGCGCCTCGGGGCGAACCAAGGCACCCTGCGCCTCGTCGCAGTGCGAAGACTCCGACCTGGTGAAACCATCATGTCGGCCCGCCGTTCCATCTGGGACGGGTACAAAGGAAGGGCGTTCGAGGAATGGTTCCCCGAAGTCCAAGACTAAACAGACAGAAGACAGGAGACAGATCATGTTAGCAGTGACACCCCGAAGCAAGTGGACACACATTTGCGAAGAGGACAAAAACGCAGAAGTGCCCACGGTATTCGAGTTTCGAGACATCTCCCAACGGGAGCGCCTCGAACTATTTGGAGACGAGGGCGGCTTCGGTAAGAAGGCATACGCCATCGTCAAGGCTTCCCTGGTGGGCGTTGAGGCGTTCCCCGACGAGGACGGCAAGGATGTGAAGTTCGAGGCCGACCGTGGTGGTCAGGCCACTGACAGCTTCCTCTCACGCATCCCCTGGCAGATCATGCTGGAGCTTGCTGGCGTGGTCATCAAGGGATCCGAGCTGGAGAACGAAGAAGTGGAAAAGTCCGCGCCGTTGCTCGTGGACTAGCCGAGCAAGACCTCCCAAAATGCCCCGAGGCTTGCGGTGGACACCATGCCAATCCTGACCTACTCCCCCATGAAAAGAAGAGCGTTCGCATCCGCATGGGCTGCGATGCTCCTTGCGTTGAGGGAGAGGAGCAGTATGCAATCACTTGCACTGTTTGCGATGGGTCGGCTATTGACCCCGCGACTGGTGGAGTGTGTGCTAACTGTGACGGGCACCGCTATCCTGGCTTCCTGCCTCAGCGCCGTTGCCCGAGGTCGCAGATGACTCCGAGCATCTCAGTGGCTCTGGATGCACTCGCGTGGGTGCGGCGTGGGATGCTGCCGGTCCCCGGCGGCATGGCCGACCAGTCGCCCAGCTTCCTTCAATTCGTTGCGACCTTCGAGTCCGAGATCCACCGGGTCGATGCGGAGCGTCAGGAACAGGAACGGCTGAAGGCAATGCGGAGGAAGCACTAAATGGTGAAGGCGACGAACATCGAGGTCGGGCTCACGCTCAACGACCAGGCGACCAAGGGGCTCCAGAAGTTTGAGGACGCGCTGGACAGTGCAGGTGCCGAGGGCAAGCAGGCATTCGATAAGGTCAGCAAGGAGGCCAAGGAAGCCGGGGCCGCGATTGACAAGGCCACTGGCCGAACGCGGGATGCCCGCGAGCGTGTTGTCAAGCTGGGGACCGATGGGGAAAAGGCGTTCACCAAGGTGGGCAAGGAGGCCAAGGAAACCGGGGCGGCAGTCAAGGGCACGGGCAACAAGGCTCGTGACGCGGGCGACAAGTTCACGAAGCTCGGGGGCAAGGGCAAGAAGGGTCTGGGCCAGATCGACAAGGCTGCGAAGAAGTCCAGCGTCTCCCTCGGCAAGATGGCCGTGGGCATCGGTGTGGCGTTCGCTGCCTTCAAGGCGTTCCAGGTTGCAGGCCGCGCCGGGCTAGGCTTCATCCGTGACGCTGCCAAGTTCGAGGAGGACGTTGCCAAGTTCGGCGTGGTCTTCGGCGAGGAGGCTCTGCGCGTTGCCGAGCAGCTCGATGTCTTGAGCGGGGCCGTGAAGCGCTCGAAGGGCGAGCTGGTCGGGTTCACCTCTGGCTTCCAAGACATCCTCGTGCCGCTAGGCTTCGCCCGTGATGAGGCCGCCGACCTGTCCGTGGGGATGACCAAGCTGGCGATTGACATCGGCAGCTTCAACAATGCGCTCGATGCCGATGTGATCCGCGACCTTACGAGCGCGATGGTGGGCAACCACGAAACCGTCCGCAAGTTCGGTATCCTGATCGACGAGGGCAGAATCAAGTCGTTCGCCTACGCCAACGGCATAGCGAAGGTCGGCGAGGAGATAACGGCGCAGCAGAAGGTTGTCGCCAGGATGAACATCATCATGGCCGACACATCGGATGCGTTCGGTGATGCCGAGCGCACGGCTGGCAGCTTCGCCAACACGATGAAGGGAGTCCAGGCGGTAGCGTCTGACCTCGGGATCGTGTTCGGCCAGGAACTCCAGAAGACTGTGCTAGACAACATCAAGGCGATGGGTGGGCTCGATGGAGTCACAGACATCATCAAGGTGTCGTTCGCTGCCGTCACGACTGCGACCGAAGCAATGATCGACGCGGTGGGAACCGCTGGCGTTGCGTTCAAGGGTCTGATCGACGGGCTCGGTGGGGCCGACAAGGTGGTGGCCCTGATCCGTGGCGAGTTCGAGCTGACCGAGGAGGCTGGCAAGGACTTGGCGAAGGCCCTATCCCACCTTGACAATGTACTTGTGGCGGCGTTCAACGTGATGCGCTCCACGGCATCCATTGCCGGGGGCGAGATTGCCAGGGGCTTCTTCATGGCGCTCGGCCTGAGCATGGACCGTGAGGGCAGGGCATTCGCCATCAAGTACGATGCCTTCGTCGGGACCAGCGGGAACGTGCTGCTCGATATTGTGAAGGGGTTCGCGAGCGACAAGTCATGGAAGGAGCAGGGCGAGGAGGCCATCACCGCTTACGCCGAGGGCTGGGCTAGTCGCTCTCAATTTGCAGCAGACACCATTGAGAAGGCGCTTGGCCCTGGACTATCGCAGGTCGAGGTGGATGCCGAGCGTCTGATATTCGCCACCACTGCAACGGGGGGAGGTATCCTCCGTATTGTCCAGGAGCAACTCAAGCTGGACGGCGTTGAGGACGTGGCGAAGGCATCAGAGGAGAAGATCACATCTATATTCGAGGCGCTCGTTGCTGCCGGGGCGAAGGTTACCCGCAGCGCAGAGAGGGCAGGTCAGGGGATCAAGTTATCGAAATTATTCAAAGCCGACCCCGCCGACTTCCCCAAGATCCTCAAGGTGCTGGAAGAGCAACTCCCGAAGGAGGCTATCAACAAGCTCATCTCTGGGATCTTCGAGAGGTTCGACCCCGGCGAGGATACCATCGAGGCCTTTGTCCTCGATGTCTCGTCGATCCTTGACGTGAGTATCGACGAGCGTGATCTGAAGGAGAACCGCGCCAAACTAGACGAGGCACTCGATTCGTTCTTCGGCCACGCTGGCGATGCAGTGGACAAGATGATTGCTGGTGGCTTTGAGATCCGCGAGCTAAGTATCGCCGAAGCGTTCAAGATTGACACGGGGGACGCGGACGAGGTGATCAGCAACATCAGGGGGATCACCGAACGGATCCACCGGGAGCTTGCGGACTCAGAGTTCGATGGTGAGCTGTCCACGGATATGTTTGAGGACTTCCGCTTCGCGCTCAACGATATCGCAGGCGCGGCGAGTGCTGGTGGCGTGGACTTGCCGGGTCAGCTTCTCGGCGACCTGCTCATGGCTATCGAGTTGCTTGACCTGGGCGAGGAGTTCCACTCATCGTTTGCCAGCCTGAAGGAGCCAGCAGCAGAAGCGGGAGCCGATGCAGGCGAGGCACTTGGCGACAGCGTGGTAGTGTCAGCGAAGGACGCGCTCAAGGCTCTCAGCGCCCAGCTCCGAGTTGTGACCGAAGAGGTCAAGGCGGGCATCGTGTCTGACTTCGCAGCGTTCGAGCTGGGCATCCAGATCAAGATCGCTAAGGTTGAGGGGGACGAGGCACTCAGCGATGACGAACGGGCGCGAGGGGTCGCCGCACTCAACGCCCAGCTCGGCATGGAGATCCAGTTGCGGACGGCGGCTGAGGCCACGGCGATCAGGCAGCGCCAGTCTGAGGACGGGCGGTTGAGCATTGCCACATCTATGGTCGCGCTGATCCAAGCGCAGCTCGTGCCGATGGCCGAGGCCGTTATGGCGCAGGAGCGGATCGAAGAGTCAGAGCAGCGCATCCTCGAACTTCGGGCCAGCCTCGGAGATCCGGGTGCCCGCTGGCAGTTGGAGGTCAACGCGATCAACCAGGCAGCCGATGCTTCCATCGCGTTCGCTACGGCACGGGCAGATCAGAGCGCTACGGAGCAGGAACTCCTGCGGCAGGAGATCGACCTTATAGAACGGAAGCGAGAAAAAACGCTGGGCACCGCGAAGGCAACGGAGGAGGCTGCTGAGGCTACATCGTTCTGGGGGGATGTACTCGGCGACCAGGCGGCGGGGCTGCAACTCCAGGCCGACCTGTCCGCATCGTTCGAGAATGCCATCGGAGCCGTGGCCCGCAGCATGGTGGATGCAGAGGCATCCTGGGCACAGTTCAGGGATCAGTTCCTCATCGGCATCGCGCAGATGATTACCCAGGCCCTGCTTCTGGCGGCCATCAAGGGGCTGCTTGGCAATAGCGCCCTCGGCACCTTCCTGTTCCCTGCGAAGGCTGACGGTGGCGTAGTGGACGGAGTCGGCTCGATGGCAACCGGGCCAGCTCCCCCCAACTCCTTTGCAATGGGAGGAGTCCAGGGTGGCACGATGAAGGCCCACTCTGATGACCTGGGGTTCGAGCGCGGCGCGAAGATCATGAAGGCGTTTGCGGATGGCGGCATCATGGAGGGAGTCGATTCCCACATACCCATCCGTGCGTTCGCCAACGGGGGCGTGATGGGTGGCCTGCCCATCCACCAGTACGCGGAGGGCGGCATCGCCAGGACTCCCCAGCTTGCCGTCTTCGGTGAAGGCCGAGGCGCCGAGGCGTTCGTTCCCCTGCCCGATGGCAAGAGCATCCCGGTCAAGATGGACGGCGGGGCGCAGACAGTCAACGTGTCGCTCACAGTTTCGAGTCTGGACCCAAGCACCGCTGCCGATGTGGTGCTGGCCCAGATGCCCAAGATCCGCAAGGAGTTGGCATCGTCCCTCCGTGAAGGAACAGACCGCAGCCTGGTCGAAGGTGTGCGAGGAGCGGCGAGGAGATGACATCACAGGTCTGGCCCAGCAGCGATGACTTCGCAGACGGCGCGAGTGCTTACGGCACCGGCGTTCGGAGGTATCTGCGCGTGAGGCCGATGTCAGGCGTGGGGGACATTGCAGGATTCGGTATCGTGCCATCGGTGGAGGGCGGCGAGCTGCGCCGCTTCTGGGCATCCGCTGGTAGTCCGGCCAACCCTTCGAGCGTGAACTACGCGGCGGGCTTCCAGGGCTACGGCGCATCGGTCGAGAACGCGGTGTCCGCTGCGGTTGAGCGCCAGATCTACATCGCAGACGGCGAGGTGGAGATTGTCCCGAGGGTATTCTCCAGGGGGGGCACCGACACCCACCTGATCCAGCACTGTGTCGGCGTGTGTGGTCGAGTGCAGGGTGGAACGCTTACCACCCCAGGCGCTTCGTCAGCCGTGGACGAATACATCGACCAGCCGAATGGGTACTACTTCATACAGGCCCGTGCCATCGGCACTGCCGCCTTGCCGAGTCTGCTGCTCTACCGGGTAGTCTCTGGAACATGGACGCTGCTGGAGAGTGCGCTCCTGTCGGCGCACGAGTCCTTCACCTGGGGCACCCCCGGCGGTGGAGCCCCGCGCAAGATGCGAATGGTGATCGAGGCCGAGGGCTCCGATGTCAGGCTGCGCTGCTACCGGGTCCGCAAGGACAGCGGGCCTCTGGCCTTGTCATCCACATCGGCCCCGTCTGAGCAGCTCATCTTCACGCACCTGGACCCGAGCGCGTCTGCCATCACCACGGCGGGGCGCTGGGGTTGCATCGGTGCCCAGTTCGCTGACCAACTGCTCGGCGCGAATGGCGACTACAGCGGCACGGTCCTATTCGCCAGCCTGCGGATCCGTAACGCGCCGGGGACTGTGGTCCTGCTGCGCGACCTTTGGCACAGATCAACGACATGGAAGGGGCACGTCAACAGCGAGTCCGCTGCACCGACAGCGTGGCTATCCCAGAGCCTCTCGATGGCGTACACCGGGGATATGTGCGGACCCTTTGAACACAATGTGTCAAGCGGAAACACGAACTCGGCTTTTGCTCATGTGGCCCACATGATCGCGGACACTGGCAACAACCGCCTGGTCTTTGGAGTTGATCCAGAGGTGGCATATCCCAGTGGCGGGATCCCCGCATTCAGGCAGTCGGTAGGGTGGTACTTCTCGCAAGACCCGGCGGCATCGACGCAGCAGAACCGCTCCGTGACGATGACATTTCTCTCCACGGTGACATCGCCCAGGGAGCCCCGCGTCTTCGGGATCCACCTCCGCGCATCGCTCGTCCAGCACTCGTCCAGCGTTGTCGCTGGCAAGGGCTTCGGGGTCGTGGCTGGAACGCCTGGGTACGACACGCCGGACTCCAACACCGACAGCTACAAGTCCGGCTACCGTGCCACGATTCGATACGATATGGATGGTGGGTCTGACAGATTCACGGCTATGGTCTGGGCGCACGCCAGCCTGGGGCAGAGTACCCTTCTGGCTACCGCCGATGTGACCGCTACCCTGGCGCTCGGGACGGAGTTCAAGCTGGGCTTCGAGGTTCGGGACTTCGACCTGGGACCGGGCGGCCTCGATGTTGCGATGAAGATCAGGATCAACGATGTGGACACCGCGTTGACTCTGGAAGGTGTCGTTGGGGTGACGGTCGAGGCAGGATGGCTCGTTGACCGCCGAGCGATTGCAACGAGCAGCGGCCTGACGGTCGGGATGTACGGGAACATCTACCCGACCCACCTCGCGTCTGGTCTGGTCCATGTCAACGAGTTCGCCACCGAGGCGCTGACCGGGGGCACTGGTCCACCTACCCCACCAATCGCGCACCCTGACCTGGGCAACATTGCCGTCGAGGGTCAGAGCGTCAACATCACGCCCCTGGCGAACGATCAGGTGTTCGGCGGGGCGACCAAGGACACGTCATCCGTTGTCCAAGTGACCGCCCCTGATGTGGCGCTGGGCACCTCCACGGTAAACGGTGACGGGTCGATGACCTTTGCCGCAGCTGCTGGCACCGCAGGATCTACAGCATCTTGGACATACCACTTCTCCGATAGCGAGCCGCTCGTGTCGAACGATGCGGAGGTGGAAGTCCTGATCCAATCATCAGGCGGCACGGCGCAAGACCCGTTTGCTGATGATGACTCCGCTACGGTGGTCGCGGGGCAATCCACGCTGATCGGTATCCTTGCCAATGACCAGGCGTTCGCCGGGGCGCTGATTGACCCGACCACGGTGGTCCTCGACACCAGCACCCTGACGCACTCAACTGCAACTGTCCACGCGACCACCGGTGTCGTGACATTCACCAGCACACCGAGCGCCCCGCTGGCTGTGCAGACCTTCAGCTACACGGTGAAGGATGACCAGTCGCCCACGCCAGCGACATCCAACTCCGCGAATGTATCCGTGCTGATCACTGACGGCAGCACACCTCCCCCATCTTCGCAGCCCACGGTACCCGTGGACGCTGAGACAGCGACCAAGACGGGGACGCTCACCACCCCCGCCTCCTGGCCGATCAACGAGGAGCGCATAGTTGGCATCAACTCTGCGGAGTTCGACACGGGCCACCGGGCGACGATGCCCGCGCTTCCCAAGGAGCGAAGGATGTTCAGCTTGCAGATGCTCGGAGCAACCGAAGCCGAGCGAGCAACGCTCTCGGCGTTCTTCCTGGCACACCGTGGGACAGAGATCCCGTTCGACTGGGTTCACCCGCTGACCAAGGAGACAATCGCCGTGCGGTTCTCGTCTGCGAACATTGCAGCGAAGCACCGCAGTAGCGTAGGCTCGGGTGCTGAGGACTACCGCTTCGACCTGATCGAAGTCTTCGACGCGGGGACATACGGCGCATGAAGGACCTGACCCAGAACACATCGGCCCACAAGAACCAGCTCGAAACCGAGGATCCGTTCATCTGGCTGTTCGAGTTCGAGATGCCCGATGGCACTCGCCAGCGTCTCACCAACTTCACCGAGCGGGTCGAGTTCGGCGAGGACGATACCGGGAGCCCGCTCGTGTACTACCCCGCTCCGATTGCCCACTCGGGCATCGAGCAGAGCGGCGAGGGGGATGTCCCCTCGATCAAGGTCAGCATATCCACGGGTGGCGCGTTCTGGCTCACGAGCCTCATCGACACCGAGGGCGGGATGATTGGTCAGAGGGCGAGGATCATCGTCATATCGAGCAGGGAGCTAGATAACCCAGCGGCGGCGGTCATTGAGGACGCTCGTGTTGTATCGGCATCTATGGATCACAGGTCTGTCACCCTGGTCCTTTCGGCATTCAATATCTTCAAGGCGCGGCTGCCGAGGTTCCTCTACTCAAGGCGGCGCTGCCGATGGATATTCGGGTCCGGCGAGTGCGGCTACAATGTCCAGGCGGGGGGTGCCACATTCACCTCGTGCAACTACACCCTGGAGGACTGCGAAGCTCGGGGGGACGAGGAACTTGCGAATCCGAATGTCGGAGTCCGACACCACCCTGCGCGGTTCGGGGGGTTCCCAGGAATACCTCGGGGGGAGCGACGATGAAAAAAGTCCAGTATGACGATCTGATCGGTGCGCCGTACCTCAAGCACACCGCTGGCCCAGTAACCTACGACTGCGTGGGCGTGGTGCGCGAGATCTACGCACGGGCGGGGTGGTCGGTGGAGGCAATCCCCACAGCAGCCAACGAGGCCGCCTGCCTCGCGTCAATAGGTGGAGAGGCGAGTGGCCTGCCGTGGGGTCCAGTTGATGCGGTGACGGGCGGGACCGTGACCGGGCAGCTTGAGTTTGGTGATATTGTACTGAACCACAGTGGGCAGACTCCCCATGTGTCGGCTGTGGTGGATGAGTCGCGGCAGATCGCTATTAGCGCAGCCGAACAGGGTGGGGTATACGCTTGCGTCGCGTCTAGGTTGTCAATGGTCACCGCCGTATACCGGTTGCAGGAGTCAGCACGATGAGCAAGCCAATAAAAACCGTGCAGCTAGTGGTTGTGCCCAACCCATTCGCCATCGGGCAGCGGGAAATTAGCCACATAGGTGCCGGACGGCTGGCCGACCTGATACCCGACACGCTCGCAGGGCGCGACGATGTGGTGGCCTACTACGAGGGCGAGCGCATCGAGCCTAGCGACTGGGGCGCGACCCGCTGCGATGGCGGGACTCTCGGGCTGGTGGTGGTTCCCGGGTGGTATAACATTGGCCTGTTCTTCCAGTACCTGTTCGTGGCCTATGTAGTTTCATCTATATCCAGGGGCATCCTTAGCGTAGCCAGGAAGCCCGCACAACGACACGACCGAAGCTCGTCAGTCTATAGCTTCGACGGGATCTCCAACACGCGCTCCGAGGGGCTACCCATCAGTCTAGTCTTTGGCGAGATGCGATTTGGGGGGAATGTTGTCAGCGAGTTCGTTCGCACACTGGGCATACCTAGCCGCTCTATACTGTTCCAGCAGTTGTCGCTTGGTGAGGGCCCGATCCATTCGATAAGTGGCGAAACAAACACGGACACGCAGGTTCTATCTGTGCCGCCGAGCATCAAGGTTGACAGCAACAGCGCGGACAACCTCGACGAGGTTGAGTTATGGATTCGGCTTGGGACTAACGAGCAGTCGGTCGTTCCTGGGTTCGAGGTTGCCCGTCGGCAGATTTGGGTGAACTTGGAGATGACTTCCCCGATAGATACTTCCGACCTGGGGGGCAATGTCCCGGCCACCGGGTACTCACTGGATGATTGGGAGGACAACACCAACGAACTATACTGGGACGAGTTCGGGGTGGCCGTTGACCTCGGAGCAGTGAAGGCAGACGCAGCGATAGCCCAGCTCACTTTCCAGCGCGGCCTATTCGAGCAGGACGCATCGACTGGTGAATTGCTGCCCGCCTACTACGCTTACCAGACAAGGTTTCAGGAGCTTGACTCGGCGGGTAACCCCATAACCACCGGCGGGGTATCTGGTGACGGATGGATACGCCAACCGCCCGTCGGACCTTTCGCGGCTGAGTCATCCGAGGCGTTCACGCTTGAGGCGCCTATCCAATTCACAGACCCCACCACGGTGGGCGGCGCGTCTACACCAGGGAAGGCACTAAGCACCTATGCGACAGCTACAACTGTAAAGGAGCTTACTTCCTACACTGTCTCCTTCTGGTTCAAAGCTGCCGCGCTCCCGTCGAGCGGCAGCCATAACCTGATCAGGTTCGGCGCTCATGTGTCCGCGACCCCGCAGCCTGGTCTGCGGGCTGTGTTGCTCCCCGGCGGTGGAGTGCGTGTGACAGTGAAGGCTACGCTAACGTCCCCGTATGGTGATTGGTACGAATACTATGACACGCCCGATGGGTCAGTAACACCGGGGGCTTGGCACCATCTGGCTATCGTTACCGATGTGACGGTCATCGGCATCGTGCAGACCTACATAGACGGCACCCTGCGCGGGCAGGTACTGTCACCGGGTACGTGGCTAACCTACTCACCTAACATCCAGGTGGGGGTTACTCACCGCATTGGCGATGACCCCACACTCGTGGCCGGGTACGACATAGCCTTCGATCAGTTTGTGATCTATGACGGTTCAAGCTCCGCGTCACTGATCTCTCAGGAATACAACTTCGGAGTGGGGCGCACCGACTACTTCCCGTTCGTGGGTCCAGAGAGTGCGGTCAGGTTCGATGATACTGCGGGTGCCCAAGACCCTGATGCCCCAGATACCCAAACATTCTCGGCGTGGGCCCCGGTGGCGGCGGCGGGGGCTACATCAGGCGTGGTGGCTGGCATCGTACAGGAGCCCCAGGTGGGTGTGAATATCCCCAAGCGGGCCAGGTATCGGGTCGAGGTGGTGCGGTTCAATTTTGATCAAATCGATACACGGATTACCGACGGCGTTCACCTTACTGGCATTATCGCCGTGACGAACGCCGAACTGACATACCCGAACACTCCGCTGCTGGCTATCAGGGCCGGGGCCACGGAGCAATTAAGTGGAACCGCACCGACCACGACCGCAATCGTCAAGGGCCTGCTCGTCCCCGTCTGGGACGGGGCATCCACTGCCAACCCGTCAATCTCTACTAAGTGGTCAGCCAACCCGGCGTGGGTCGCGCTCGGCCTGCTCACTAATCGCCGCTGGGGAATGGGGCACACCTACCTGATCCAAGACTGCGTGAGCCAGTCGCTGCTTGACTGGGCAAACTACTGCGACAATATTGTCTACAGCGGCTCGCAGCAGTTCAAATACGACACGCCGACCACCACGGAGGAGGATGTCCTGTTCGTCAAGGACGCAGCGGACCCACTGGATCGTGGCACCATCACCTTCAGCATTAGGGCAGACTCGGCTGGTGCATCTCTTCCCTCAGACTGGGTGGCAGGGACATACCTACGGGCGCACGGCTTCCCCGTCTCGGGCTCTGGTGCGGACATAAACAGCGGCATCATTGACACCAGTGACACCGGTGGCTACGAAGTCATCAGCGTGGCGCTGGTGCCATCGACTAACGACTACTGGCAGATCGCCTGCCACTGGGACCGCCTTGACGAGGCGGACCCGTGGGCTTCGGGAACCTACCTCTCGGCGCATGAGACACTTACCACCGCGTGTACACTGGAACTTGGGGAACACCGTCACGAGTTCAATGGTGTATTTGACCAGGAACAGGGCGCGTGGGACTCAATACTGGAGGTCTGTCAGGTCGGACGAGCTACCCCAATCAGGGAGGGTAGCAAAGTGCGCTTCAAGTTCCAGGCAGCTCGCGCCCCAGTTGGACTCGTATGTTCCGCGAACATCGCTGCGGAGACGTTCAGCGTCACATACACCGATGGGCAGATGAAGGCCAACGCCATTGATGCCACTATCGCAGACAAGGCGCAGGACTATGACCTCGTCCCCGTCACCGTCCTCGACTCGGCTATTGCGAACATTACCCACTTGGACGAGGTCAGGAAGGAATCACGGACATACTTCGGGATCACATCGGCGGCCCAGGCCGAGCGACAGGCGAGGTTCGAGCTAAACATCAACCGGCTGATCCAGCGGTCCGGCAGGTTCACGCTCGGACCCGAGGGCCTGCCCTTCGAGGCTGGCGACCTCGTTCGTCTTGGCGCTGACCTCCTCCCCCGCGGCGATGGTGGTCGCACCCTCAGAGCAAGCCACCCTGGCACTGGGTACAAGCTGGAGATGATCGCAGCCCCGCTCGACTTCACCGCATGGACCGCGTCGAATGTCACCGTCACTGCGAACACGGTAGCCAACCCATACGGCACGGCGACCGATGCCGACAAGGTACAAGACAGCGGGAGCAGCCACGGGTATGTCGAAGCAACGGGCACCGTGTTAGGCAGCGACCTGAATGCCGAGTGGCTATCCTTCGGCGTGTACATCAAACCAGGCGTGATCTCCTCGAACAAGAGCCTGGTGGCGCTGATCCTCGACGGCGGCACGGCGAGCTACTTCTGCGACTGGACAACCGAGACGATCTACGCCTCGCAGTTTGCAACGCTACCAGAGGATATGCGCTCAGCTCACATCCAGAAGCTCGGCACCTCTGGCTGGTACTTCGTCCAGGTTGCTGGCTTCCACGAGACGAAGACATCGGCAGCAGCAGCGCCCATCGTGCGGGTCTTCCCCGCGTCGAACACTTCTGGCGCGGGCGCGGCGACTGGCATCGTCGAACTCTACAACGGGCGAATGAGCTACGGCCAATGGGCGGCACCGGGGGGGCCATTACTATCGGGCAGGGTCGCCATGATCGACCGCGACCTCACGCTGGCCGATGGGGCGCACAGGGTATACGGCAGGGATTATGTGGACAACGCTGCTGATGGCCCCCTCGACTCGACCCTCTGCCCTGCCGGCTCGTACACCACGGGCGACATTCTCATCACCAGCAGCACGATGGGGACCGCGCTCCAAGAAGAGTCGAGCTGGCTCGTGGTCAAGTCAGGCGACGAGCTG